TGATGTTAAATATATTAGGCACCCTAAGTTTATGAACAAAGGTTTAGGCATAGGGTGTGAGTTGCCAGAACACACTCATCAAGAGATCGTGGAACTGGCAATACAAAGCATACTAGAGGCCATTTCGGACCCGAGGTATAACTCACAATCTAGGGAAGTCCTAGAGAGTGAATAAATATGATGTTTAATCCCAAAAAAAAATAAATTAAGATGGGAACTAATCTTTCACAGGTATTCGTTTCAGACGCACTAACAGCCCTGAGCGGTACTACTTTTAATACTTCCGGCGATACTGCCGATGATGTAGGTATATGGAAATTGGATGCAACTGCAGGTTACTTGGCTACAGCATTGTTTCAAGCAAATATTGACACTGATGCTGAAGCAGGCGACGACACCACTGGTTTGACTGCAATTAACAACCCTTTGTGGTTGGTAAACGATATTCAAATCGTACAGAGAGCTGCTCCTCATTTCATTGCATCTCCATTGATCAACACTCGCAATATCAAGAGCATTAAGTACCAAAACCACACTGGATCTACGATGCATGCTGGCACCGTTACTTTTGCTGCTGATGATGCTAACGATGACTGCAATGTAAAAATCATTGTGCGTTCAATTCCAACTGACTACTTGAACTTCGGTAATGAGAACACTGCAATTGCAGACTTCTCTAACGAAGGCTACCGCTTTCCAATAAGTGTTAGCCGAGCAGGACAGTTGTTGAACATTGGTGCAAAAGGAGCATCTGCTGACGCTGCAGGTGCTAACTTAGTAGCTAACATTGAAGGTAACGCTACATTAAACGCTATGTTGAATGTTTCTAACTCTAGTGGAACAGTAACATTGACTGCACGTCACCCAGGCTTTATCTTTGACTTGTACGCATACAACAACACTGACTCTACTGAGCCCGCTGCATCTAGCGGCACTGCAAAGTTCGATGCAGGTGTTGGTAATGACTGGCAGGTAGTTGGTGATGAAATGCGTTGCAGAAGCCGTTACGGTAACTTCAACAGAATGTACTTCCCACAAAATCAGACTACGTATGGACAAAATGGTTCTGCGTATGATAAGATTGTTGTTGAGTACGCACACAACTGGCCATCATCTACAGGTATTGCACCTGCTGGTGATTTGAACCAAGCTGTGATTTACTGCACAAATGCTGGAACAGATCCAAGCACCACCAGTAGTGAATTCGGAACCTTGTTTGGATTCACAGCTGGAACCGACATCGAGTACCGTTGGTAATAAGACTGTTTAATAGAATAGGGGCAGGAATTGGCCTGTCCCTATTTTTTAATTTTTAATCACATGGCATCAGCAGAAGACGTACGGATCTTAAACGTATCCACAAATTGTAAAACTGTAACCGGGAGAATAGAGAACGGGCACATTGATATGTTTGGGAGTGCTATTTCAAGTGTTGATACTATTCTTAAGGTATATGTGTACGACCAAAGTAATACAGTTAAAATATACCTATCAGGAAGTGACCTAGACACTACAACAGAGGCTGGAGTTTTAACATTTACCGCAACATCAACTACTCAGTTTACAGGAGTCATATCAGTAGAGCTACATGATGCTACTACCCTCAACGATGATATAGATGCAGACGGAGTAAAGAATGAAAATGCGGCAGATACTACGCTGATGGAAACAGTGTACACGGTAGCTCCTTGTAAAATAAACTGCTGCATTGCTAAGCTTGTTGATGCAGCAATAGAATGTCACTGCAAGTGTGACAAGTGTAAAGAAGACTTGCTACGAGCAGAAAAAGTACTTCTAATGTTGCAAGGCGCAACTTTTGCTGCAGAACAGGAAAGTAACTACGATCATGCAGTAAACATGTATAACAAAGCAAATACTCTATGTACTGAGGTTTGCGCATGTGGATGCTAATGTCTGTAAGAAGTTACACCAACAACCAAGAAATTGTCGACAAGATTAAGGCACTAAGAACGTGCATAACTCGTCGTCACCATGCCCTCTATAAAAAAATCCATGGAGGGCTAGAATGTTCTACTATTGAGAACATAAAGCTAACCCTTATTGCATACCTCCTGATAGACTATCAAAAGAATGGGGAGGATGACAATGCAAAGGACTGCCTGCAGGCCACAAACTCTGATAGAAAAGGTTGGAAAATACTTAACGTATTCCTAGACTTTGTATCAAGAGAATGCAGAGACTGCTTTCCAACAGAAACTGCTTATACTTTGGGAGATGGCGGAATAATCGCGACAGACCCAGATATTAACTTTATTACCACATCTTCAGGAGACCAGCTTACTGATCAAGGTGGAAATCCCATTATAACAACATAAGAAAATGGCTAACGTAACCCTAGACGATTTATCAGCTACACTGCTTGCAGACGTAACTAGTGCGCACTATCTGCTTATAGATAATGCTACCACTACAACTAAAGTGTCTGCATTGTCAGGTCTGATACAATCTATTTCAACATTAGGATCAGCCGGTGCTTCTGTGGTTAAAAGCCACACCCTTGGAGTGCTCTATCAAAGAGACATTGTGGGCAGCACTGGCATTACTGTGGCGCAGAACACAAACGATCTTACTCTGTCTGTAACTCAAGCGGACATTAATATTAATAACCTTGCTGGAATATCAAGCTTTGATCTGAGCGGGGCGGACAATACGTCTTCCCTGTTTCTTGCAAGGGTAAACCTAGCATCCGACGTTACAGGTAGTCTCCCGATTGCAAATGGGGGAACCGGACTAACAAGTCTTACAGCTAACTCAGTATTGATTGGGGGAGCTAGCATCACAAGTGCGGTTCTTGATGCAGACAGAGAAATACTTGTAGGAACCTCTAGTGGTCCTGAGATGAAAACTTTGACTGCGGGCTCTAGTATTGCTATTACACAGAATAACTCTGCAAACACTCTCACAATAGGATTTACAAAAGGTAATTTTGTAGAAGTAAATGATGACGTAACTCTCGGAGACACGACAGTGGGAGCGCTGACTGTTGGATCTATTACTCCCACTAATAGAGGTGCCGTTACGCAAGCAACGTCTATGGCAACTGCTGTAACAGTAAATGCCCCAGCAGGAATTATTCAACTATTCACAGGAGCAATTACAGCAGACACTAATACACAATTTACCGTTAATAATACTAGTGTCGCAGCGACGTCTACTGTACTTTTGAGCAAAGAGTTTCAAAGCAACACTGCTGCAGATAACGGAGTGCACATAAGCGTTGCTTCTGTATCTGACGATAGCTTTATAGTAAATATTACTCACACTGGAAACCAAGGTGCAGGATCAGTTGCAAGAAAAATTCATTTCCTAATAATAGGATAATAATAACCAATCAAACCATACACAATGTTTAATCAAGTAAAAATGAAGGTGGCAGATGCTATCGAATTGTACAAAGGACTGGAAGCAGTTAAACAACACAAAGGCGCACGATTCGCAGTAATTGTAGCCAAGAATGTAAAAGAACTGGAACAGGTTCTAAGTAAGTACGAGGAGACAGCAAAACCGTCAGATGAATTCCTTAAAATTTCTGGAGAAGCACACAGACTTGCAGAAGCAGAAGATGAAGAAGGAATAAAAAAACTAGAAGAAGAGCATGCAGATTTAATTGAGGAGCGTAAGACACAACTTGCACAACTCGAAGCAACAATGCAAAACGAGATCAACGTTGATCTGCACTCTATCAAAGAAACTCAACTCCCTGAAGATGTAACCCCAGAACAAATTGTTCCAATACTACCGATACTAGTATGAGATCTAAACAGGACATAAGAAAGTTTTTGCTTGACAAGCCCGGGTACCTTAAAAAAGGTGCCTGGGTTTTAGCACGTAAACTGGAGTGCTCTGTGAAAGATTGTCAAGAAGTGTTGAAGGAGCTAAGGAACACAAATACATCAGAGAATAGACTTGATAGAGAAGACCTAGTTAAGACTTCTAGTCTGCAGAAATTCCTAAGTACCCACGGAATTAGTGAAGCATCTGTATCAAGTGTAAAGTTTTGGCAAACAGCTACCGGAGATTTACGATACTCGATAGTTACTAGCGATGCTCCTAACATAGAGGACATCAAACAAGAGGTAGAAGATTTTGCAGCAGAGTATGCTCCGATATATCCAGATCAGGAATATCCAGAGCATGAAGACCCTATTGCATATGAGATATCTCTCCCGGACATACACTACGGCAAGTTGGTAGACATGCCACTGCCGTACGATTTTCAAGAAAAAGAATACATTACAGTTGTAGAAAATCTTGTAGCTAAAGCAGCAGGATTGGAGATCGAAAGATTCATTCTCCCCATTGGGAATGACGGGTTAAACTCAGAGGGAATGAGAATGACTACAACTAAAGGTACCCCACAACAGGACTATATGGACTGGAGAAAAAGCTTTAGGGGATACTGGAAGCTAATAGTTTACACCATTGACTATTTAAAGCAGATAGCACCCGTGGATGTTATAGTTGTCTCAGGCAACCACGATTACGAACGTATGTACTACGTAGGAGATGTTATTGCAGGATGGTTCCGCGATGACATCAATGTAAACGTGGACAACAGTGATGACCCTAGAAAGTATTACCAATACGGAACAAACATGTTAATGTTTACTCACGGTGATAAAGAAAAGGCCCAAAACATTCCTTTGATAATGGCAACAGAACAACCAGAAATGTTCGCAGCTACATCTCACAGAGAGGCGCACTGCGGACACTTTCATAAAGAGCAAGTCAATGAGTATCGAGGAATCAAAGTCCGTTTCGTTCCTTCTATTTGCCCTAACGATTCATGGCACAAGCAAATGGGATATGAATCCAAGCGAACAGGACAGGCTTATATATGGAGTAAAGAGAGGGGAATGGAGGGATATAATCAGTACAATGTTTGATGACTTATCATACAACAATGACGAGTCTGATGACACTCTAGACATCAACGAGGAAATTGAAATCCTCGGAGAGGCCTATGAAAATGCATATAAAATACTAACGGGAAAAGTTCAGGTAGAAGAGTTCTTACTAGAAAAAACAGATTCAGGTGATATAGTCTTCCTCCCATTTGATCCGAAAGAACCAGAGACAATAGAATTAATTATAGAAGACGTAATAGCATATTTTGAAGAAGGTGAAGAGTATGAAAAGTGCTCAGAGCTATTAGTAATAAAGAATAAGTTCGATGACACTGAATGAAATCGCATATAACCTGCTAAACTTAATGCGAGCGGGACGTACTCACAACGATGAGAACATCTCAATAGCACAGATCAAGTTTAATATTAAGCATTACCGTGCGATGTTTATTCGTAGGGACTTTATGCGTAATGGGCTTATCACAAGACACCTAGAACAAGACCTAGGGTGCCTCGAGCTTGAAAAAGTAGATGCAAGCGTGTGTAGGGATTGCGGCTTTATTGTAGATTGTCCGGTTTGGAAAACAAAAAAGAAAATACCTCGTACTGTGCGATTTAATTTCAGAGATGCAATTACACACGTAGGAGATATTACTGGTCTTGGGCGTATTCCTCTCATAGAGCCGTATGAAGTACAGTGGCTTCCTTATGATAAATACACAGCCAATAGACCAAAAGCGTACATGATAGAGGACTACCTCTACGTGTACAACCCTAATGCTATGGAACTAGTAAATGTTCGTGGCGTATTTGAGGATCCGGAAGAACTCGCAGGACTTAAGAGTTGCGATCCAGTATGTTACGATGCAGACTCCCCATTCCCAATTCCAGCAGATATGGTTGGTCAAATATCTGCAGGTCTAATAAATGGGGAACTTAAATTATTAGTTACTACCTTAGTAGACGACGAAAACGACAGGCAACAAGACAAGCAATAAGATGGCTAAATCGGCAGCATGGACACGCAAAGAGGGTCAGAGCGCAAGCGGAGGCCTTAACAAACGTGGGATAGCATCTTACAGAAGAGCTAACCCCGGAAGTGAACTGTCTGCGGCTGTAACCGAAAAGAATCCCACTGGAAAAAGGAAAGCCAGAAGAAAGTCTTTCTGTTCCCGTATGTGTGGTATGAAAAAAAGCAGAACCAGCTCAAAAACAGCAAATGACCCTAACTCTAGAATAAATAAGGCACTACGAAAGTGGAGGTGCCGTTGTAAATAACAACCCCGATAATGGACTTAATGGAAAACATATCACATTTTGAGTTTCTGCTGGTGGCAGGTTCTCTTGTAGGTGTTTGGATAAAACACCAAAGCGACTACGCAACATTAAAAAGCAGAGTAAAAGCTATGGAGCTTAAAAGTGATGAAATAACTGCAATGTTGAAGAAACTGGCTGAAGACGTTGCTGAGATTAAACTTCTACTAGCCAGAAAACAAATTGACAACTAATACTATTATGGCAAATAAAAAAAGAATGTACAAGAAAGGCAGCTTCTTGGAACCAAATAAAGCGCTCACGTTTGGGGGCATGAAAAAAGGTAAGTACGAAGCTGCTGGTCCTGTAGCTCGGCAGATGGAGAACGCAAAAAAAGCAAAGGCTGCAGCTGATAGAATCGAAGCAGAAGAAGCTTCAAAAGCAGCAGCAGCACAAAGAGGCCCTAGCAGACAAGCAAAACAAAACACTCCCCAAGGAACTGGGGGTGGTGCAAAACCTCAAGTAGGAAGTAAGCTTAAAGAATTAAGTAATGCTCCAGGCCCAACTTCTACTGGACCAAAACCAGGTACATATGCATACGCAAAGAAGCGTAACCCTAACTTGGATAAGCTGATTGCTGAGCGTAAAAAGTATGCTAAAGGATCTGATGATTATAATAGAGTGCAGAATCAGATTAACAAAGCATACAACAAAGGACCTATGCGTAACGAGAATCAATCTGTAAGCAAACCAAAACCTAGACCGGCTGCTAAGAACACAATTAAGCCTACGCTTAAAGTTAAAACTCCAGCAAAACCAGCAGCTAAGCCTGCTGCTAAAAAGCCTACACCTACTAAAACTCCTAGTGGGGGTTCAGGTATGGGTGCTGTAGCTAAAGAGAATGCAATAAAGAAAGAGCTGCAATCTGCAAAGCCAGCAGATCGCAGAACCTCTGCTCCAGCTACAAAATCTACATCTAAAAAGATGGATAGACTTGTAAAGAAAGTGAAGAAAGAAGATGCAAGACTCCGCCGTAAATTGGAAAAGGATCTCAAATCAAGAGGTATGATGATGGGCGGCATGAAGTATGGCATGGGCGGTAAGTACATGAATAAAGGTGGATTCCCAGACCTTAACGGAGACGGAAAAGTAACCTTTGCAGATGTACTTAAAGGTCGACTCAAAGGCAAAAAGCGTAACCGCAAGTAATGCACACGTTCAAGGACATATATAACAGCTATGCAAAATCTGTAGCAGAGCCTATAAGCAAGAAATTGTTTAAGGAAATCTGCGAAAAGTTCAACATAGAAGTTATAGAGGGTGTCCTTGAGGGTGATGTATTTAATATGAAAAACAATCTTTCCAACCTTTCTATTCGTAGGATTGAACGCAATCCGTCCAAGCCTACAATAGATTGGTGGGAGAGTAACAAGTACAAACAGGAGTTGTTGGCTGAAGGCAAAACATTGTATTCAGAAGACAACCCTGATGGAGAGAAGTGGTTTATATACTACACCGATCCATGGTACTGTAAATACCATTGGGAGAAGCATAGATGCAAGATCCCAAACAAGACTGCATACAGGTTTACCCCGACCCGTGGAATTAAAGGGAACAAAGAAAAGCTAACTAAGCTACTAAAAGAAGACGAACTAGCATACCTCAGATTCAAGAAGCATGGCAATATATAAGACAATATCTAGTAAGGTCGTTATCCGCAAGATATTCCGAGACATCAATCCCAATACTGACAACTGGGTTGATGACGCTATTGAATGGATGGGAGAAGCGCTGGAGCATATAGGAGCAGCACCACAGCTAGAGATAAAAACATGTGTGCTTACAGTAAAAGATTACAAAGCAGCTCTCCCAAACGATCTGTACTATATCAATCAAGTAGCACTAAACGAAACAGAAGAAGGGGTAATCATCTCACAGCAGATGGATACCCTTTTAGAGCGAATAGACGCCATTGTAAATGGTGGGGCTTCCTACAACTATACTCTTAATGAGATAAACTCTAGACTGCAGGTTTTAGAGAACCAACTGGCCGGAGCAGATAACATGACTGTACTTAATAAGTGCCGAACAAGTTTCCCTAAAACAGTAGACTGCCCGGACTGCATCAATGACAATAACCTCCCATTTAGATGCTACTACACAGAAGCAGACAAGCTTAAGGCATCCTTTTCTCAGGGCAAAGTTTGCATTAGCTACATGGCATTTCCAGTAGATGATGAATGCTTCCCTCTAGTCCCAGACGACATCTCATTTAAAGAGGCTATGTTCTGGTACGTATACAAAAAGATGTTGCTTGGCAATATGACCCCATCCCAGAACGGGATAGGATATGAGTTTGCAGAAATGCAATGGAAGTACTACTGCACTCAAGCTAGAAATGCAGCTAACTATCCAGATATTGATGCATATGAATCCTTTATGGATCAGTGGGTTAGGCTCATTCCAAACATCAATAGACACGCAGAAGGCTTTGCAGGTCTTAATCAAAGAGAATCTCTTAGCAGAGACAAGTACAAGTATATGGTGGATAATATGCCTATATCCAACGGTGTCCCAACTAAAGCGTCCTCTACAAATCTTACACGTAAGACTACTAGCGTTGCTTGGACCTCAAATACAAATCAACTTGCATCAATACCTGCAGGTAACGACACAATCTACAAGCTGCTCAATCCTCCAAGTGATGGGTACAGCTTTGTACTTGGAACCTCAACAATCACATATGGGGCGGATAGCTGGTTAGTGACAGGTCTTGCATCTTCTATGACTATTACATATGCTTATACAATTAACTTGTTTACAAGTTTTGGTGTAAGTGGTCCTTTGGAAGTAGAGGTTGTTATGGTAAACAATGAGACTGGGCAAGAAACAATCATTGGGGATACTACATATCAACTTGCTTCGCTGAGTAACACTATACAGGGAGACGAAACTTCATTGGTAGGCAGCATACAATCTGCAACAGTGTTTGTTAGAATTCCAACACAAACAAATAACCCAGTAATTACAGCTATAAAGATGTCAGCAGGAACATTGAAAATTGAGTAATGGCTAGTAAGTACATTGTAAAAAATGAAGGTGGTAACCATGTAGTTATTACAGTGGACTCAGAGGACTTAACAACTTCTTTGGGTACTAGACGATTCTTGCCCAGAGGTTTATCTGCATCAGAACGAGTAGGAGCGGTAGACCTTAAAGATGAGGTTACTGATGCTACAGTATTTAGTGCTCTTCCACACGGTGATATCTACAAAGACACCAGTGGGACAGTGTGGGGCGTAACTGCAGCAGCTACAGTAACCGCACTCAATGCATTTTTTGCAACATCTCCACACGACCTGGAGGATCTGCAAGATGTTCCTAGTCCAACAAACAACACACTCTTAAAGTATACAACAGCCGACGGGTATGTCTGGGAATCTGCATCAGATGCAGTACCTAGAGATGTCGAAAACCTTAATGACTTAGATGATGTAACTGTTACAAGTCCAACAGATGACCAAATACTGCAGTACAATAACAGCACATCATTATGGGAAAATGTAGACTTCCCGGACACAGGTGCAACATTAGGCTCAACAATAACTATTACAAACGGAGATGCCGCATTCTCTCATATGAGCAGCCCAATAGCATCTGGGACATCATTAGAACAGGTAGTTAGAGACATATTAGAAAAGTATAACCTAACTAATATTACATTCTCAAGCTTTAGTGCTGCACTTGAAAGTACTTCTTCTACATATGGCAGCCCTACTACTAGTGTAGGCGCTGTATTGGAGATAGGGAGAGGAGTTAAAATATATGGATTTAACTACAACGTAGGAGATCCGACGCAGACTACAGACAACAGTGTCAACTTTGTACAAGGAGGCAGCACTCTGATAGAAAGTGGATTTGCAGACGATGCTCTTCAGGCAACTCTTGCAACTGTAGTTACACTAGACCCCGGGAATGAGTCTAGTACACAGTACAGGCTTACAGTAGTAGACTCTGGAGGTGGGAGTAATGTAATTAGAAATAGCGTCTCAAGAGGATTTAGCTGGCAATACAGAGTTCGTGTGGGAGCACACTCAACCAGCTCAATAACCTCAGATTCAGAAGCAGCAACATTATGGGCCCTGATTACTGATGGGTACAATAATATAAGAAATACAAGTAATCTTACTATCTCTGCAACTTCTGCAATGAATACAGCTTTAAACTACACCTGGATAGCATATCCAGCAAGTTGGGGCAACTTAACCCAAATACTATTAGACGGTTCAACTAACGTACTGTCTGATTTTCAATCACCAGTAGATTACAATATTACCAACGACTATGGAATAACAGCATCCTACCGATTCTACAGAAGCACCTACGACCAAGCCTTCTCTCATTCAAATCCTACTCAACTCTTAACTATTGACTTCTAATGCCAATTTTTCCAGGACCAGTATCGCACAACAATGCCAATGCTCCTATTCTAGATGCGACTGGGAATCAAATTAAGGGGTTTGGATTCTTTGATAATACCACAGAAAGAGACGACCTTGACGCAAACTTACAGGTAGATGGCTTTCTTGCTATTGTAGGTACTGCAGCATATGTGTTTCAAGGTGGAACCTGGACAGATGCAAATAACTGGACAGAGGTAGGAAGTGGTAGCGGATTAGATAACGTAGTCGAAGATCTAACACCTCAACTAGGGGGTGATTTAGATGTTAACGGACAATCAATCGTGTCAGTAAGTAATGGGGATATAGTATTTACCCCTAATGGTACTGGGCACGTTAATCTTGATGGAGTTGTAGAATTTAAACAATTCCCTGTTGCATCACCTCCCGCAGCCTTTGCTGGGGGTATGTATGCAGATGATAATGATAATTTATTCTTTGGTGTAACCTAACAGAATATTTTATATATTTACAACAACTTTTCGAAAAAGTAAAAATTTATAAATTTAAAAACAAAATATCATGGCAACATGGAAAAAAGTCCTGCTTGAAGGAACATCAAGCGTTGGAGATTTATCAGACGTTACGATAACTAACGCGTCTGACGCACAAATTTTAGTTCACGACGGAACAGACTTCGACAACGTAGATGTCAGTGGTGACGTAACGATCACAAACGGTGGTGCGGTCACCATCGCGAATGACGCTGTAACCACACTGAAGATCCTCGATGCGAATGTAACATTAGCTAAAATGGCTGATAACTCAGTAGATAGCGATCAGTATGTAGATGGCTCTATCGATACAATCCACATCGGAGACAGCCAAGTAACTTTCGCTAAGCTCGCTAATCTCTCGGCACTCAGTGTTATGGGTAACAGCTCAGGAATCGCAGCTACCCCAACTAACATCGCAATCGATACAGACCTATCCTCTGTTTCCGCTAGTAACGATACAGTTGCTTCTGCTCTTGCTATTAAAAGCTATGTCGATACGCAGGTTGCTTCTGGTTACGATCTCAATATTTCTGCTGATACGGGCACTGCCCAGGTAATCACCAACGGTGAGACGCTTGATTTAGCGGGAACGTCCAATCAGATTACTACGACCACAGGCAGCAATTCCGTTACGTTTAGTATTCCGACCGCCTTCACCGCTCCAGGAAGTATCGCTTCAACAACTACAATCACTGCGGCTACTGGCTTGACGGTTACCACTGGCGGTGCCACGGTTACCGCTGGCGGATTGACAGTATCAGCGGGTGGAGCAGACATCACAGGAACGCTTGATGTAACTGGAGTTGCTACGTTTGATACAAACGTTACTATTGCTGGTAACCTGAGCGTTACAGGTGAAGTCACCTCTACGTCAACTACTGAGCTCCTTGTTGAAGACAAGACCATTTTGGTTGCGAGTGGAGCTTCAGCGGCAGGCTCTGCAAACAATGCAGGTTTTGTGGTTGACACTTCTGCTTTGACCACACACACTGGAGATGCCAAGCTGAACTACCTTGAGTCAGGTGCCACGTTCTCTGAGTGGCAGATGATTAAGGCTGAAGGCGGAACCCCTAAAGACTCTGCTTATCTTGCAGGTATGGCTGTTGGAACCTCTCAGTCAGACCTCAATACCAACTATGACTGTGGCCTTGGTTCACTTGGTTGGGACGGAACTAATCTGTACATCCAAACTGCATAATGGGTCTTCTTGGTAAGGGCAGGGATGTTGGTGGAATTGCCACTGACACCCTGACCCAACAAGAGTTAACGTTCATCTTAAAAACTTTGCACGAAACAAAGTTTGACGGGAAGGACGTACTTTTGTTGGCCGACGTAGTAAACAAACTTCAGAATCAACTGAAGGCAAAATAGAAACATTTTAAAAACCAAATACAATGTTAAATTTAGACATAACCGAAGTGTACTTCTTATCAGAAGCTGTAAAGGCAGTAAGCGTTAAGGCATCAGACGCCCGTACAGTGGTAGCTCTTTTGGATAAACTTGAAAACGAGTTTTCTAAACTCCAAGCAAAACAAGAAGAGCCACAAGCAGCCGAACCTAAAATCTCGGAAAAGGGAAAAAAACTCAAAAAAGCATAAGGCTTTTGTAAATGGCAACTTGGAAGAAAATATTAGTAGAAGGTGATGCGGTAGTCGATAACTTGGCTACCGCTGACCTTACTATAGCCGATGCCACAAGAGACGTTACTCTTGCCACGAACGGTATTCTTAATTACAAGGGTAGCGGCGGGAACATAGTACAACAGTTTGTTGATCTTGGCGGAACAAGCGCCACGGCAAACTTTGGCTGCTTAAGGATATATGAAGACAGCAACGCCGCGCAGGGGTGCGTCGAGCTTTATGAAGCTGGGGCGGGAACCAATCGTATTACGCTTTTAGCTCCGTCAAGCTTCACTCAAAACCAAAAGATAGTCTTTCCTTCTTCGTTGCCTACTGCTGGGCAGGTGCTTGAGGCCACCAGCATAAATAGCACTACGGTAACAACTAGTTGGGCAGACGCTGGAAGCGGGTCAGGCATATCAAACGTTGTTGAAGACGAATCTCCTCAACTTGGCAGTCATTTAGACACCAACGGATACCGAGTACAGCTAGATAATAATATCCCAATCACGGGAGACAACACCAGCGCAACAAGGTTAAACATTGCTAAGGTTAATACGAGCAATCACATTGAGTTCGGACAGGCCAGTGTAGATGCATTCCATCTTGGCGACACATACCTGGACAGATATGTGTTTGACGACGACGGAATTACATCTGACGGAAATGTAGGCAATGGAGGTCAAGTAACGCTTCTCGGTAGTAATACATCTACAACAGCAGGTAGGGCTTACTACTACAATGGCTCTGGAGGTTGGTCTTTTGCTGCTGTTTCTTCGGCTGCCGCAAATGCCTCTTTGCTTGCTGTACCTACTGGTAACACCAGTAACAGAGGCATGCTGCTGAGAGGTGTTGTCCAGGTTTCTAATGGGGGTACGAGCTTGTCTACTGGCAAGGCGGTTTACCTTACCACAAACGGTAGCTTCACCACTACTGTTCCTACCACTTCTGGTCACTATGCCCGCATCGTGGGTTACGCCCTCGACGCAAACACGATCTTCTTTACTCCGTCTAACGATTACATTGAGATTGCGTAATGCCTATTGCTTCAGTCTCTGGAATTCTGTTCTCTAATATTGCTAGTTATGCTGGCAATGCAATAGCTAATATCGCTAGGTTTCAGGGAAGGGCAACTTCTTTGTATAGTCAGGAGTGGGAGTTTGACAACCAAGTAGTAGTTCTTACTAGCAGCGGTAACGGATGGTCTCCCAACGGGACGCATGCAAACTGGGCTAGCGGAACAGATGCTTGTTCGGATTTGAATAACAGGTGGTTTTCCACTTCTACAAGAACGGCTACTGGTTTTCGTGTAGACTCGAACGCTACTGGGTCTAGTCAGACTGGCCCCGCAGGAGCTCATAACGGTAGTGGGGGCCATGACACTAGTTCTAACACTAGGTATCTTTTTGCCGAGACGTCTGGAACCTTAGATACCAATAATGTTTTCATCGCTAGGATGCCTGGGTTCGACCCAGGCGCGTCAATCACAGATCAGACAAACAACTTAGACCTTAAGTTTTACATGCATGGATATGGAAGGGACTGTGGTTCTCTTTATGTGTATGTAAGCACCGAGTTAAGTACAACTGACGGTTCGTCCAACACCACGCTTCTTTGCCGATACGACAGTAGTCAGCAAAACAATACTGCTTGGACTAGAAGTAGCGGAACCAGCACCCCAAGCTCTGTGAGTTTTAATGGTAACTCCTCGAATTGGCAACAGATCACCGTCAGCTTAAACAGCATAAGAACGGATACGGGTAATAGATACATATATTTCGTATATGTCGGAACAGACAGCTTCAGGGGTGACTTATCTTTAGATACAATAACCATAGAGGAATCATAATGCCACAACAATCAGCATGGTACTGTTGCGTCTCTGGGGCGTATAAAATCTTTGACGAGACCAAGGAAAACGTTTTGGCCGTATACAAGGAGCATTCAATTCATGGAAATGATCACGAAGTAGGTCAACACTACGAAGGGACTTGGGATTCTGACATTCAAAGGTTTACTTTCCCTAACGGGGATTACCATCAATTATAGGCCACTTTAAATATATTAGTAATGAAGAAGTTTATTGCAGGAATGACAAAAGATCCAGAGAGAGTGGATCAACCGGATGGCACCTACAGAGATGCTCTTAATGCTAATTTATACTATCAAAAAGGTGCTGTTGTAAATGAACAAGGAACAACTGCTTTTACGAATGTAGGAGGATTTTCCATAACTAATATTATCGGGCAGTGTGCGCTTAAAGATGGGAGGATAGTATTGTTCTTTAACTACGAACTAAATGGAGCGATTACAAGCGCTATTTCTATTGTAGATCCTGCAGATAAAACTAACGATATAATCTACAGAAATGCTGCACTTAATTTTAAGCCTTCTAACACAATAGAGGCTACATCTAAGACTGATGTGAACGGGGAAACTCTTGTATACTTTACAGATAATTATATGCAAAAAACTGTAGAGGCTAATACAGGTATTGAATACATATCTGATTACAATCCCCCAAGAGTACTTAATATTACTCGTCAACAAAAGAGCAGCAACTTTACCAGATTGTATAGCAACCCAGACTATACAGTAGAAAAGCTAGATCTATTCTTAAACGCAGGATTCGTACCAGAGTTTAGAGACATTAAAATAGAAGAGGGTGGGGGTGTTGTTAGTGGGACATATCATTTAGCACTAGCTTATGTAGACGAAGATCTCAACAGGACCAATTACTTGGTTACATCTAACCCTGTACACGTAGTTACTGAGCATGAAGATGCTATCCCAACAGAAACAATTACAGGTGATCCACAGGGTTCACAATCAAACAAGTCCATCAGTTGGATAGTAGATATCCCTATCCCATCCAATTACACGCACGTACGGCCCGTAATTATTCAACGATTTGGAGGAGGAATCAATCAAGAGTCTAGTGAGTTTGCGTACGAACTAGATATTGTACAAATACCAGAAGGCACAAACAGTGAACAGTTTGTAAATCTAGAAATTACCTATACCGGACTCGAACAAGCATCAGCAGCATCTATCTCTGAAGTAGTAATTGACTCTGTTAGATACGAAACTGCTAAATCATTTGTACAATTAGATAACAGACTGTACATCTCTAACCTAAGGGCACGAGGAGATATTGGATATCAGCGCTTTGCAAACAACATTAAAGTAATTCCTACTAACACCCAGGTACGAAAATTTGATCCAAAAAGATTTAAGGCAAGCGTGTTAAATTCTGGTTATACGAATGCGTTTGACACATATAAGCAGCTGCAGAAAGATGACCTAAATGATTCATTCTTTGCATCAAATGTAAGAAAGGGATACAAAGATGTTAGAATGTCACACAAGTACAGAGGATATCGGCGCTCTGAGGTATACGCATTCTACATCTCTTTTGTGCTTAAGGACGGATCAGAAACTTATGCGTATCATATACCAGGAAGAGAGGAACAGCTTATAGACAGAATTAATAAATATGAAACTGCATCAATCTCAGATGCAAGTAATGCGCTTCAAGACCTAGGGCTAGATGTCTCAGAATTTGAAGACCTCTACCCAGATTCAAAGATCTATCAAATTACAGACTCTCAATATTTACTAGACGAGGGTAGCACAGACATGAGCTACTGGGAAAATGAGGATGAGTTATACCCCGACACTGAGGACTTCTCTGTCTGGAGTGTTAATAGTGCTGGAGACCCTGTAGATCTTGGACTTCATCTTGGGAATACAAATATCAGGCATCACAAAATGCCCCCAAACAAGAACGACAATTTTACTTTTATTGGGCTGGAAGGAGCAGGAAACTCTACCCAGGTAAGTCCCAGCCTTTTTAATGAAAGCTCTGAGACTACTACTGGCTTCGAACTTAAAGAGTCAATAAATATACTGGGTGTTACGTTTACAGATATTGCAATTCCAACATTTATTGAAAGTCAGGTCCAGGGATTTAAAATATACTACGCAAAAAGAAGTCAGCAAGAAAAAACTATAATAGGGCAGAGTGTAGTTGTCCCAAGTTGGTACGAGGATGAAATAGCTCTAGGAAATAGAATGAGTAATGCAGCCCATGGACCATACCTAGACGCATGGTTTTTGAGAGGGCTACTGCCTACATACTTTAGCAGATACCACCAAATCCCAGGCGATCAGATACCGAACTATAATTCATCATCTGGTAATAAGCGAGTTATAGGTGCATTTACATTCCACGATTTTAATATGCTTAAAAATAAGCATACATTAAGTGGGGCCAGCCACATAGATGTACAGAAAGTACTTAATATGCGGATGTGGGCTGGGGGTCCCAAAAAAAAGGCAGGGAATAATGCTCCCTATATGCTAGATGGAGACTGGATAAACCCTACAATAGGAAATACACAATGGTATGAATGGACTGACGAAGGGGAACAATCAGTGCACGGCGATCCCGATGACACGACCGCAAATCCAGCAGGTGTAGCTAATTATTGGACATCAATATGGATAGCACAAAGGTATTACAACCCGAACTACGTAAATACCTCTAGCACACAGTGGAGTACAGATCAAATCGAATCTGCGCCCTACTTTCTAAACAACTACCAAACAATATTTACGTTAGCTCTTAATAGTAAAACATATATTACAGGAAGCACACTGCTTAACAATACGGACAGTAGCGCATTTAAAGACGTCGACTATTTAATGCACTTTGCTGGAGAGTCTTGTATGGCATTTGGGCTAAGCTCTGGACTTCCGGTGCTAATAGAGGAAAGAAGTTTTACTTCGACTAATGGCTATGTTGAATGGTGGCAGGACGCAAAATGGAAAACGGCTACCGGCTCAGTAAATTCTACTACCGTCGGCCTTGATTTAGAAGAAGTAAATGTAACAAACTCCAGCGGAAGTAAGATATATGGGGGATGGCCCACTATGTTCCTAGTAAATCTTTGTAGTTACAAAACAAATGTTTACAAACCATTTGACCAACAAAAACTTGTTTGGACAGGGTACTACCAAGCTGTTGACTCTACAGATAGACCAGTCTCATCAGCGACAAGAGCAAAAGGACCTCAAGAGCCTACTTACAAAACAGAGACCGTATTTGGGGGAGACACTTACGTAGGGAGATACTCTTTCCGTACTACATCTCAAGATTGGGGAGCAGTTTTTTTTAAAGGAGGATCTGAAATAGACAATTCAAGTAATTGGGCGACATCCTCATGGCAAGCTGTTACTGGGGCTGGCGTTCAGTCTGTTCCTCCTTTCTATAGAGCAGTAGATCCTTGGGCTACTGTATACAATTTCTTTTGTGAATCAGATGATTTATTAGGCTTTAGACATCAAGGAGATAATACTGAAGGGGTTTCGGTAGGAGAAAGCATGTTCTTTGATGGATCTATTGGGGCAGACGTATTATTTAATGGCCCAAACAACGATAATACTAAGTCGGAGAATCTGTTGTATATGAACAACTATTCTGCGGTGCAGGATGTAAAAGTTACAGCCCCACTCCCAAAGAAACTATTTAATCCAACATTCTACCCAACTAGAACTATTCGTTCTACTGTGGATGATGGAAGCATACAAGACAAGTATAGATTCTTCTTGGCCCTTGATTACAAAGATATTCCTAGAAACCGAGGAGCAATAACTAAAGCATTTACTTTAGGTTCTATCCTTTATCTGCATACTGAGCGCTCATTGTTTGTTACTAGAGGTAGGCAACAACTGGGATTGAGTGATAATACTCAAGCATTTGTTGGGAGCGGGGACATATTTGAGCAGAATCCTGATGAGCTAATCCCAACAACAGAGGGGTATGGGGGTAGTGATTGTCAGTTTGCATCTCTTACTACGCGCTTTGGACAGTTCTTTGTCAATCGCAGAGACCGCAAAGTATACATGATGTCTGAGAACATAGAAGAGCTAAGTTCAGTTGGTATGGAGAAGTGGTTTTTAGACAACATTCCGTATCAGTTAGAATCATACATAGACTTGGGGGACGACATAAACTTTGACTCCCCTACAGGGAACTTCGGGTTCAACGCAACGTACGATCCAAAGTATAAAAGAATCATTCTATCCAAAAGAGAGCTAATCCCTATAGGGACATTTCTAGTTACACTTACAGGGGGATATACAATTAACGTGGATAGCGTTACAAATGATGCAATTACTATCTCCGGTAACTTCCCAGCATTAGGAGGAAAAGCTACATTCTCATTCTCCGATACAAATAACTTCCGAGCAAGTGGATGGACAATATCCTATTACCCAGAAATAAAAGTATGGGGCAGCAGACATAGTTACTTGCCTAACCTCTTTGCAAACAACCAAAGAGAGTATTACGGATTAACTAACACAGGTCCTACTAATGTTTGGGAGCACTCTAACTTTGCATCCCCAGGCAATTTTTACAATACTCAGTACAATTTTGAGTTTGAGTTCATAGATAATACCGAGGTAGCAAGCCCTAAAATTTTCACAGCGCTCCGGTATTGGCTAGAGGTTGTAGAGCCCACAGGAATAGGACAATCTTCAGTATTGTATAAACATACATCCCCCGGATTCGATGCATTCTATGTTTACAACAGCACCCAAATCTCTGGAGATGGAACAGACCCTATAAACTACCTGTCAAATGCAAGGCTTGTAAATAACTTTTGGTATATTAACCAATTTAGAGATAAAAGCACATATGAACTTAACACCTCAACTGTACTGGCTAATGGCGAGCTCAACGTCCAGGATGACTTTAATCAAGGGTCAACAACTACGCTGTTTAATACCTCCATGTTTACGGAAGAAGGCATCGTAAATGGAGACTATATAAATGCTAATAAATCTTGGTACAACCAAAAAAGATTTGTTGATCATTACCTAGGAATACGTTTGATTAATAACAACTTAGATGGTAATTTAATATATTTGTATTCCGCAGGAACTAAGTTCCGACAATCCTTTAGATAATCATGGCTAAAAAGAAAACAACTAACAATAAAAAGAAGCGCGTAAATAGGTATCAAGGAGCGGGACCGTTTAAAGATGACGCTGCTAATAAAGCTCTACGTAATGCAGGTATTGGCTTCGCTGGTAGTACGCTTGCACGAGGTGTAGTATCCCCACTTATACAAAATAGACGAGCAGATAAAGCCGCATTTAACCAGTACACAGATATGATGGACAGAGCGTATCAAAACTCTGGATATGACAGCTATGCTGATTACTGTCTAACAGGTGACTGTCCTCAAAATCCATTTCAAGGAGATCCCCCAAATTTTAGAGACTGGAGAAACCATGATTACTTTGGGGCAGGAGAAACTAATGCACGTCCTACATATAGGTTTCTAAATGACGTTAAAGAAAACCCACTACAAGGAACTATGGGCCCTGCGATCAAAGCAGGTGCAAGAGATGCTGCAATCAGTGGAGCACTTACTTATGGTGCAAACAAACTGCTTGACAATACCAAATTTGGGAGAAAGCTTAAGCGTAACTTTAATGTCAATCTAGGATTTAAGCGAGCATACCAAACTGGTGGGCCGCAGGGCAATCCATACGCTATGCCTACTTCTGCGTCTACATCAGGGTATACAAGTACTATGTCTGGAATGGCAGGAGCACACCAATCTCAAATGCAATTAGCACAACTTCAACAAGAAGTTATGGCTGAGCAGGCTAGAAGAAAAGAAGAGAATGACGCAAGAAATGCAGCAGAGGATGCACAATTTAAACAACAAGTTGCTGGTTTAGGTAGTGAGGAATTTTTAAGTCAAGCCAATACCGCCGTAAAAGACATTACGGGTAAGAGGGCTGCAGCACAAGATCTTAGAATGAAACAGGCGGCGGCAGACTATGGAGCAAGTCTTACCGGGCACACAGCTAACGCAACTAACGTAAAAGACATAGTACAAGGAGGAAAAACGGCAGCAGAAGCTCTTAGTCCAACAGTTAATGTGGTCACGAACCCCATGTATACTACGGGATCAAAACAAGTTATAACTTCTGCTGTACCTGATATGGGTAAGGAAGTTGTGCTGCAGGGTACTCAGCAGGTAGGACAAGAAGCAGGTAAACAGGTTGCGGCAGAAACAGGCAAGAATTTTGGTCTAGCTGCATCTGCAGCAAACCCAAGCTGGGCTAATCCTGCTGCCGCAATAGCAGCGGTCGGGGGCAAAGCAATTGAACATGTTGCAGACGATGACGACGATACTAAGATAAGCGCTGGGGAAGGAATAGGACGAGGGTTATCTGGTGCCGGACAGGGTGCATCAATTGGGTTGATGTTTGGTCCAGTAGGAGGACTTATTGGAGCAGGTGTAGGAGCACTAGCTTCACTCACCACACAACAAATACAAAAAAGAAAAGCGCGAAAAGAAGCAGAAAAACAAAGGCGTCAAGACGCAGTGAGAGCTAGTCAAGAAGGTACTCTATTTAAAAATGCAATGGTAACCCAAGGTCAAGACCTGGGCTACAATATTGGTAACTCTCAAACTAACGCATATCTTCCTGGGTATCAAATGAAAGGAGGAGGTCTTTGGGCAAACATTCATGCCAAACGTAAACGTATAGCAGCAGGCTCGGGAGAGCGTATGCGTAATCCTGGAGACCCAGGAGCCCCTACAGAAGAAAATTTAAAGAACAGCAAGGAAGCTGGAGGCAGCTTTGTAAGATCTCTTCCCGGCGGGGCAGTAGAATTTGTAGGCCCTAAACATGCACAGGGGGGCATTATGATTGATCCGCAAACTGAAGTAGAGGGAGGTGAAACTATGGATAAAGTAGGCATGTCTACAGGAGGAGCTAAAGACTACATCTTCTCTGATTTCTTAAAGGTAGGCAAAAAGAGCTTCGCACAGCGACATAAAGAAATGCTCGATAGAGGAGCATCTCAAGCAGAAATACAACAACTTGCTAAGTTGCAAGAAGAAGTAGCACAGCGAAAGGGTAGAGATGAGAACGGTCCTAGAGACCCTAATATGATTATGAGGAAAGGTGGTATGTATCAAGCTGGGAGTGCAGTTGAGAATACATATCTACCGCAAGATGAAACCCTTGATCCAGATGATCCTAGATTTACTGACCAAGGTGTTGGATTTGACTGGTTCTATGATATAGAAGATGAGAACAATCCTGCAATTGATATGGCAGGACGTGTTGGACGAGAGGGAGACACCGAACAAATCCTTGCATCAAACTGGGCAAAACGTCAAGGCCTGCCAGAAGACATGACAACTGAAGAGCTTGAAAGCTATTATAACGATATATATCTCCCGCAGATACAGGAATACTTCACT